TCCACCCTTGTTTCAATAATCTGTTCCAGCGCCTGTTATCCCAGCTAAATGAGTACGTACCTTTTTTAAAATCATCTTTAGTAAACATACCTATAGCATCTAAATAAATTAGTAGCTCTAGATCTGCATCATTTAAGTCATTAGTTTTACAAGCCCACTTCCTAATTATTCTATAATGTTTAAGCAAACCTAGTTCTTTTAAATCACTAGAAGTTAACTTTTTCATAGAATAATAACTACATCATGCTCTTTAATAACCTTATATTCTTCTTTTTTTATTTCAATATTAAATCCAGCTGCCTTGTCGTAATAGACTTCATCACCTTTCTTTAATACAGATACATCAGAGCCAGGTTCTAAAACCTTAGCTCTTCTATATCTAACATCTTCTCTTTGTTTTTCAGCTAGAATTAATCCGCCTTTTGTTTGAACATCAACTTCTTTAATTGGTTCAATTACTACATATTTACCAATTGCTCTCATGCTCTTACATTGTTAATTACACAATCAGTTGATAATATAGTTGTAGCTACTGAAGCCGCGTTAGCTAATGCACTCTTAGTAACTAATAAAGGATCTATAATTCCGGCTTTTACCATATCCACCGTATTTCCTGTAACCACATCTAATCCTTTACCCTCTTCAAGCTTTTTTAATTCTTCAACCCCTGCATTTTTTAATATTAATTCATAAGGTCTTCTTATAGCTTGGTATAATACTTCTTCCCCTATACAGGTTGGTTTTAAATTAAAGCTAGCGTTTAATAAAGCTATACCACCACCTGGTACTATACCTTCTTTAATCGCGGCTTTTGTAGCACAAATAGCATCTTCAACTCTATCTCTCTTCTCTTTTAATTCTATCTCTGAGTTTGCCCCAACTTTAACTGTAGCAACTTTAGCTTTTAATTTAGCTAATCGTTTCTCTAGTCTAATTATAATATTAGGGTTTTTAGTTTCTTTTATATTTTTTTCTAACAAAGCAATAGTTTCTTTAACTTCCTTATTGTCGGTTAAATCAACTTGTAATATTGTTTCTTCGTGATTAGTTACAGATTTAATACATGAACCTAAATGCTCAGGTTGTATAATATCCATATCATCTCCCAAGTCTTCGTTAATAAGCGTAGCACCAGTCACAGCACATAGATCGGATAATACGTCTTTTTTGCTGATTCCGTATACTGGTGCATCTACAATGTTGACTTTTATATTGCCTTTGGATTTATTCATGGCCAGCGCGGAAACTACTTGTTGGTCAACATCTGCAATGATAAGTAAACTCTTACCATTTTTAATAACGTACTCAAGAACTGATTGTATTTTTCTAACATTAGAAACAATTGATTCAACTATCAAAACCAAAGGATTATCTAGTTCAGCTGTTCCTTTTTCTTTATTAGTAATAAAATGGTTGTTCTTTAACGCTTGGTCATACTGAACACCTTCTATTAACTCTACTACAGTTTCAGGCTGTTCATTTGTTTCCATCATAACAACACCTGTCTCGTCTACTAATCTAAATGCTTCACCTATAACTTTACCTAACTCTTTATCATTGTTAGCAGATATAGTAGCTACTTGGTCAATTTTTTTGCCAGTAACCTTTTTAGACTTTTTATTTAAATACTTTATAACTTTATCAACACCTGAATCAATACCTAGCTTCATTTCTCTTGTTTCACTTAGTAGTGAATGCTCTGTAGCTTGGTCTAGTATGGCTTTAGCTAATACTGTAGCTGTAGTTGTGCCATCACCAGCATCTGATACTGTTCTTTGAGCTGCTTGTTTAATAAGCGTAGCTCCGATGTTTTCTAATGGGTCTTGCAACGTTATGCTATTTGCAACTGTTACTCCATCTTTTGTTATTTGTGGTGCGCCATTACTATCTTCTAGTATAACACATTTACCACTTGCCCCTAAGGTTGATCCTACTGCGTTAGTAAGTTTCTCAACCCCAGTTAATATCTGACTTCTGGCACTATCACCAAAAGCCAGATTTTTAACTAACTTTAATTCTTGCATTTAATATAATTTGATATGATTGATTTTGAATATTTACTCGAAGGTTTTAACTACTTTCGGTCCTTTGGTAAACTCTAGCTTTTTAGCATAATGCTCAATAGAAGCATCTATTGCTTGTTCTGCTCCAGCTATTGTTTCTCTTCTGGTAACATCGATTCAGTCTTCTGATTCGATAGATTTATATTCGGTTTGTAAAAACCCATTAGGTAATTGAACTATTCTCCAGTTTTTCTTCTGTGAAATATGTTTCCAGTACTTAATGGTTTCTTCTGTTGGTTGTGGCGCACTATTCCACGTATTGGTGCGGGTATATAAAAACGTCATGGTTTTTTGTTTATTGGTTATTGTATATGTATTTGTGTATTAATAAAATGAACAAAGCGCCCAAAGCGAATCCAAGTATATATGGGTCTAGTGAGGTTGATTGTTCAAGTATTAATGGGTTTGTGTCATCGTAATAGTTCATATATATACTATTACATAATATTAAATATATCTACAGCTAATTAACCCTCAAGAGGAGGTTGTTCAGGTCCAGATTGTTCAGGTCCAGATTGTTCAGGTCCAGATGGAGCATTAGAAGATTTCTTGTAAAATTGTACTGAAGGTACCGTGTAAGCTTCACTTGCCTCTGAAAGTTTCTCAGATATATCCTCTGAAAGTGCTGCCTGTCCTCCTTGAAGAAACATACCATTCATTGGATTAAATCCTTTATTGTGTCCTAATAATGAAACTTGTCCGTTAAGTGAAGTAACTACAACTATATTTTGTCCTTCATCAATTACACAATCGGCTTCAGGATTAGATGGAACTAGTTCAACTATCCCTGTTTGTATAACCGGTTGACTAAGTGAGAAAATATTTAAAAGTTTTAAAACTAAAGGAGAGGGGTTAGTACTTTTGAAAGCATCTAGTCCACGTTCTACATTTCCATAAGCATTTGCATAAACACCAACTTGTATAAAAGGAGCTTCACCACCTAAACTATCAACATATACTTTACACCTATCAAATATAGAAAAACTATCTGAAACAGTTAGCATATAAGTATTGTAGTCTGTTCCTACATTAGTTTCATTTGACATAGATAATGGGGTTGGGCTAAAACCAGGTGTTCTTGAGTATAACTCAGTAAAATTAGAGTTACAATCTATAAATGCTGTTCTTAGTGGATCACCGGTTCCATCATTTGCGTTTGCTCCTACGTTTATTATTGTTTGTGACATTATTTTTTATTTTTGTTTGTTTGTTTTTAATTTTTTATTACTTATGTTGCATCAGCAGTTGTTGTTGTTGAATCAGCAGTTATTGTTGTTGAATCAACGGTAACACTTTGTGATGCACCAGCATTAATAGTAAACTGATCTATATCTTCGCAATCATCAGAATCTTTAACAGTTACAGACCAAGTACCTGGCGCTAAATCAGGAAAATCAAATTGAGTCTGACCGTTGGTACCATTCTTAACGTAAGTGGCTGATCCAAATGTTATTGTTACTTGATATTCTGTAGCTCCTCCACTTAATTTTATATTAGCTGAGCCATCGTTTAACCCTTGAAATGTTTCATCTGTAGTAGTTATCGTTGTGGTAATATTACAAGGATTAACATATTCAGTAATTTCAAAAGTGCCATTTAAAGTACAGTCATTGGCATCTGTAATTACATAAGTCCAATCACCAACAGATAATCCTGTAAAAGTTATTGGAGATTGCTGGTTTGTTTGTGTTTGTGTTCCATCTCCAGTTATTGTAACACTGTAAAGAGCGGTTCCGCCAGAGTCTACTGTTAATCTAAAAGTTCCATCATCAGCATCCTCTGCTGTTTCTCCAGTTGCTACGCCTGATACTGAAAACCCACTACAAGGATCTGTGTAAGGTAATATAGTAAAGCTCGCGGTGTCTTCACATCCATTAGCATCCGTTACTTTCAAACTCCACTCTCCTGGATTTAAAACTTGGACAAAAGAAGAAGATGTTTCTATGCCGCTAATAGTATTGTTTGTTGGGCTAGTGAACTCAACTTGGAAATTAGCAAGACCATTACCAATAGAAACGTTAGCTTTACCATCGTCAGTAGCTGTTTGGTTTGTTGTTGTTACAGTAACTTTAACATCGCACTCAACTGAAGATATTATAAATGAATCATTTATAGGACATGGAGTAGGTGTTGACTCGTCTTGACCAGTTACTGTATAAGTTCCTGGTTCTAGACCTGTAAACTTAAATATTCCATCAGTTCTAGAATCATTTTGAGATCCTCCTCCCGAATCAGTTATAATAACAGTGTATTCACCAGTACCATTTTGTACTACTATATCAACTTCTCCATTTTGCCCACTACCTACAGCGCTTGTTGTAGTTATAGTTACCTTTAAATCACACGCTGTTGCTCCTTCGTTTATTACAAACGCATCGTTTATATTACATTCATTAACATCAGTACCTGTGACAGTGTAGTTACCCGGTTCTAAATTATTTACAGTAAACGGGTTAGTTGTTGCTGTAACTGGAAAAGAATCTGTTGTAGTGCTGTTAGTAAAAGTTAAATCAAAATTAAGTGATCCTCCAATTACTTCCATAGTAACTGCTCCATCGTCTTGACCTACTGTTGATTCATCAGTAGTTGAGCTTGATACTTGTATATTGCATCCAGCCTGATATGGACCTACTATCGCTTCTGCACCAGCGGTACATAATACAGCGTCTGTTACAAGAATGCTCCAAGTGTCTGGCTTTAACCCTGTAATAATAGCTGGGGTTGATTGTACTGTTGTTGGTGGCAGTGAAAACCCATCACTATTTGTTAGAAGAACAAGAAAGTCTGAAGTGCCACCAGAAAAGTTAACAGTAATAGTACCATCATTTGATCCTATGCCTGTTTCAGGAGTTGCAACTACTGAAGCTATTTCTAAAGTACATGGAGTTGCATCAACAGTAAAGTTAGGACTTACTGGTGGGCAATTTAAAGCGTCACCTCCTAATATTTCCCATGTCGTGTTGCCTGGTAGATTGTTAAACACTGCTGGATTTGGATTACCAGTTAGAGGACCAAAAGATTGACTTGTTATAATGTTGTCAATCTGCACTGCATAAGGTGCAGTTCCACCAGACATTGTTATTGAAACACTTCCATTATCTTGATTTGGAGAAGAAGCGTCTGTTACTACCGCAGAAGCTACAACACTACAAGTAACAGTAGAACCAACAGTAAAATCACCCGTTAATGGGCAATCATCAGCATCTTGTCCACTAATGAAATATGTTGCAGCTGGTAAATCTGTAAATACTACTGGAGAATTTTGGTTGGTTTTTGCAAAAGTATCCGATGTTGAAGTTATTGTTACATCAAAAGGAGCTGTTCCATTTGATATAGTTAAAGTAGCTTGACCATCAGAAGAAAGATTAGTAGAAGCGTCTTGAACTTGCTTAGCTATAGTTACATTACAAGCAGGTGGAGTACTGCCGGAGTTGTCCACCCATACTAATTGGTAAGGAGAACTGCCTAATGGAGTTGGTAACGCTAGAACTTGTCCAGCTGTACCTACTACTGGCGGCATTATTACATCATATCCAATAGGTTGCGCTACAAAATTACCTGAAGATCCTCCTGGTAGAGAAGAAACTCTTATTTGCTTAGTTAAATTGTCTGCTCCGTCAGATATTAATATTAAATCATTATCTTCTGGAACTGCTTTTATTGGGTATGAGTATATTACTGCCATTTTTATTATTTTTTCATGTGTCTAAGCACTTTATTAGCGCTAGCTTGTGATAAAGTTTGCATTTGATCGATTACTGGTCCACCATACTTTAATTCATTAGACATATGGTAAGGAGAGCCTTTCATTTTGCCAGGAGCGTCATGGCGTTCGTTTTCTAAGTAATGAAATCTTTCAGACATAGGCAAGTTCTTGTCATAAGCTTTTTTCATGTCATATGATCTACCAGACATTTTAGCTGGAGAATCTTTCTTTGTCATATCCATTTTTCTCTTGGTATATTTACCACCTACAACGTTACCGTATTTATCTGTAGTAGAACTTTCTCTTTTAAACGTGTCTTTACCTTTGTAACCCGCTTTTCTACCTGTCATAGTTTCCTTAGACTTTACACCCACTGTTTTTCCACCTTTTACTTTTACTTTTCTTTTTTCTTTTTCCTTAAAACCTTTTGAATCTTTTCTTTTAGATTTTTTAGATAAAACACCTGCATCATCACTAACAGTTTTTACTTTAATTTTTCTTTTACTTCCATCTGGTGATGTGTCTTTAGATGTTCTTTTTACAACTACTTTACCGGATTTTTTATTTTTAGTTGTTATTTCCGTTGATCTACCATCTTTGTTGCTTTTAACAGTAGTTTTTCTTTTCACTTCTCCTTTGTTTTTGCCTGGAGACTCTTTTTGTAGTACTAAATTTTTATCGTCAATAGTTTCTTTTAGAAATTTAGGCTTGTAAGTGCTAGTAGACTTAATTTTTTTGTAAACTTTAGTATTCTTTACTGCAGCAGCTGGCTTAACATTACCTTTTTTTAGAGTTGGAGGTGTTTTAGGAGCTTTTTTCTTAGACTTTACTTTGTTTGCTTTTGCTTTTTTTAAAGCTTCTGCTTTCATTTTAGCAGCATTTGCTCTTGCTGAAGCAACATTAATTCTTGGATTTGGCATTTTGTTTGTTTTAATTGTTTTTAATTATTTTTTAAGCTTGTGGACCGCGTGAAAGGCCTGGTACTTTTATAGAAGTGTTAGCAGTTGACACACCTCTTCTCATTCCTTTTGATGAACCTTTCTTTTTATTTTCAAGTTTTTTGAAACCTGTTAAATTTTTGTAAGTATCTTTACTCACTCTACCACCGCCTTTTGCTTGTTTGGCACCTTTTTTAATTTTACTATCATCAATAAAACCAGTGGTTTGAACACTTGTATTAAGTTTCATACTTGGTTTTGTTTTTGTTTTAGCTGGATTTAAGCTTGCAGATCCAGATTTTGAAACATTTACTGACGGTCCAGGAGATATACTACCTGAAGTAGTTCCAGGATTTTTAGGCAGATTAGCACTTGGTTTTGGAACTTGTATCTTAGAGCTTTTTGTTGATACTCCAAGAGTAGAACCAGGTGTTCCAGGTTGTTTTGTTTTCTTTTGAGCAGTAGCTTTTGGTGAACCCATAGTTTTTTCAAAAGCATCTAATTTTTTCTGTGACTCTAAGTATCCTGGGTCAGTTCCTGTATTAGTACGAGCTTCCATTTTACTAGCATATCTTTCACCTGATCTTTTTTGTCTACTTTTTATCCTCATTGACGATGCTTCGACTCTGTTAGATACTCTTCCTTCTCTTTTAGCTAACCTAGTTTTTAATCTATCAATCTTTCCACGGCCTTTAGCTTTTATCATATCATAGTCTGCAGATCTAGCATTTGTAACAGTTTTTTCAAGCTTCGGCATAGAGCCAGTACTTAACTTAGTATCTACACCTAAAGAAAAATTCTTAGTATCTTTTAAATAACCACCACTTCTATCGCCACTGTCGCTGCTTGAAATAGGTTTAGCAGCTTTTTTAGTCGATGTGCTTGTGTTAGATTTAGGCTTTGTTTTTTTAGGTTTGATACTGTTTTTTGCATTAGTATTTGTACCAGCGTCTGTCATCATTATATTATTACCTGGTTTAAGAGCAGCTGGTAATAAATCAGGAACTTTGCCACTACCTTTTCCTGGAGTTGCTGCTGGTATTTCAGGACCTCCGCTTGTGGCTATACCTCTACCACCACCCGGCGTATAAGTACTTGGAAGAAGCGAGATCTTTGGGAATTTTTTAGAAGCCAATGACATGGCTCCTCCAATAACAGTACCAACAACATTTAATGCTGAACCACCTTGGCCAGCTGGTAAAACGCTTTTAGCTTTAGGCTTTGGCTTGTTTAATTCATACTTGCCATCTTTAAAAGAACCGGTCTTATTAACTACACCTGTTTTTCTATCTTATGACTGATGCTTCTTGTCATAATATGTTCTTTTTCCTGTTTGTGGATCAGGGTATGTACCAACGCCACTATCGTCTGGATTCTTAGTAGACATCATCTGACTCTTTAGTTTTGATTGGTAACCTCCAAACGACTTATCGCCGCTTGCTACAGGTATTTCTCCAAACTTAGGGTTTTCTTTATGTAATGGGCTTCTTAGTTTAAATGCCATAGTTTCTTTTTTTTAATTCGTTTGACCATTTTGGTCTTAATATAGTATATTACACAAAACCACTCTATTTTACATGAAACAAACCTTAAAATAATCATATAATATATATGGATAAATTAAACATAATAAAGATAATTACAAGTATAGTACTTAATATAATAAAAATAGTCGATGTATTGTTGCATATCGCAAAAGTGTGACAATAGCCCCTTACTAGGCTAGGTCTAAGACCCTAATGTCACTGTTTTATTACTAGAAGTATAGAAGTATAGTGTTGTAGCCTATCCTACTGATAATCAGACAGTTACGATAATCGATTTATAAAAACGGGCCCTACCAGTCCATTTTATAGATTTAAATAATATATTCATTTTAATTTATATT